CGGTGCATACTACAAACCTTATGGTTTGGATTTAGGTAACACAACGGCTAAGACAGAAACTACGCAGGCAACTGCACAACCTTCTGCTCCTGCTGAAACTAAATCTGCTCCGGTTGAGACACCGGCTCCTGCTCCAAAGGCAGAAGCAACACCTCAACCAGCAATGGCAGAGGCAACATCAACACCAGCAACTGGTGGTTCAAATGATGCCGCTGATATCCTGGCAATGATTAGAAGTCGTAAATCTGACTAAATCATTAAAACAACTAGAGGGAGGGCAACCTCCCTCTCATTATGAAGGAGTGAAATATGCCAAGAGCATTTGACGTAAGTAAATTTAGAAAAAGCATAACGAAATCTGTGCCCGGAGTAAGTGCAGGATTTCGTGATCCAGATACATGGGTATCTACAGGTAATTACTGTCTAAACAGATTAATCAGTGGAGATTTTCACAAAGGTGTTCCACTAGGCAAAGTAACAGTACTAGCAGGTGAAAGTGGTGCAGGTAAATCATTTATCGCCGCAGGTAATATTGTTAGACATGCACAACAACAAGGTATCTTTGTTGTTCTAATCGATTCAGAAAACGCATTAGATGAAAAATGGTTACATGCATTAGATGTAAGCACAGATGAAGATAAACTTTTAAAATTAAACGTTGCAATGATTGATGAAGTTGCAAAGATTATCAGTGAATTTATGAAAGACTATAAGGCAGAATATGCCGATGCAGATGAACAAGACAGACCAAAAGTTCTTTTTGTTCTTGATTCACTTGGTATGATGTTAACACCAACTGATGTTGACCAGTTTAACAAGGGTGATATGAAAGGTGATATGGGTCGTAAGCCTAAAGCACTAGCGGCTCTTGTTAGAAATTGTGTAAATATGTTTGGTGACTACAACGTAGGCATGGTTGCAACAAATCATACATACGCATCACAAGATATGTTTGACCCAGATGATAAGATTTCAGGTGGTCAAGGATTTATCTATGCATCAAGTATTGTTGTTGCAATGAAAAAACTAAAACTAAAAGAAGACGAGGCAGGTAACAAGATTTCAGAAGTACGTGGTATCAGAGCGGCTTGTAAAGTTATGAAAACTCGTTACGCAAAACCTTTTGAAGGTGTACAAGTTAAGATTCCATATGAAACAGGCATGGATCCATATAGTGGTCTTGTTGATTTCTTTGAAGCAAAAGGAATTCTTGTTAAGTCTGGAAACAAACTTGCTTACACTACTGCATCAGGTGAAATTATGTCAGAGTTCAGAAAAAACTGGACAGGTGATAAACTTGATATAGTTATGAATGAATGGGGCAATAAAGATTTTGATGATGAATCAGAAGAATTAGAAGCACCAGAACAAGAAAACATAGAAGTAAATGAGGAAGCATAATGGCTAAATATTTTTCGACCAAGTGCTATGGGCATAACATTGGACTAAGTGCAGTGTTTAGACAACCTTTAGCACACTCACATTGTAAATTACTACACGGATATAGTTTATCTTTTAAGTTCACATTTGGTTGTGATGAATTAGATGAACGTAATTGGGTAGTTGATTTCGGTGGTCTTAAACCTCTGAAAGCATGGCTTGAAGATACGTTTGACCACAAAGTTGTAATTGATGTAAATGATCCTAAGAAAGATGATTTACTTTTGCTACAGACTCAAGGTCTTGCAAGTATCGTACAACTTGAAGGTGTGGGGGTCGAAAAGTTTGCTGAACATGCCTGGCGAAAGGCGGACGAATTAGTAAAACAAATGACAGATAATCGTTGCCGATGTGTTCGTGTAGAATGTGCAGAACACGGTGCTAACTCAGCCATTTATGAGGCATAAATGACTTCTGTAGATATTGAAACAGTATTCGAAATGTGGGAGAAAATCAAAGCATATGTTCCTGCAAAAGAGAAATTAGATGTCGCAGAAATATTTATTAGAACGGCAGACGATGTTGGTGCATTAAAAGAAGATGTGCATGAACTTGTAAATGGTGATAAAATTTTAGAAGCGGCATACGACCGCTACTATGCAGACGATTTTGAAGACGAAGAGGATGATTGGGAATAAACATGAATTGGTATAATGAAGTTGTAAAAGATTGGGGCAAAATACCTGATTGCATTGAACACTACAGTAATGAGTTGCTTGAAGCAAGAAAAGAAGTACGTATTCACGGCAATGTAGAAAAGAACTCCACACAACTTCCAGCTTATGTAGAACTACGTTTCTCTCAATTACAAGAACTTGAGGCAATATTAGAGCATTTAAATATTCAACTAAGAAAGAAAAGAAGTGAATATTTGAGAAAGTATCTTGAAAATTATAACAAAGCACTTAGTAGTAGGGATGCTGAAAAATATGCTGATGGTGAACAAGAAGTTGTCGCAATATCAGAACTTATAAATCAAGTTGCTTATACTAGAAATCAGTTTTTAGGTATAACAAAGGGATTTGAAATTAAACACTTCCAATTAACTAATATTATTAAGTTAAGAGTGGCGGGAATGGAAGATTCGGAAATAAACAACAGACATTAACAATGGTTAAATGGAAGTAAATAGTAGACCATTGTAAAGAGAGGACGGAAGAATTATTATGAGCGAAATTCAAGTAGTAAAAAGAGACGGTATAAGCGAACCGTTAGACTTGGAAAAGATGCATAAAGTAGTAATGTTTGCGTGTCAAGATATCGCAGGCGTTAGTGCTAGTGAAGTTGAACTAAAGTCTCACATACAATTTTATGATGGTATTACCAGTGAAGAAATTCAAGAAACATTGATTAAGGCGGCTTCTGATTTAATCTCAGAAGAAACACCAAACTATCAATGGGTTGCAGGAAATCTTGTTAATTATCATCTTAGAAAAATGGTATACAATGAATTTGAACCTTGGCATATCCTTAAAGTTGTAGAAGCAAACGTCAAGAACGGATTTTATGATCCTTCATTGTTAGAAGATTATACTAAAGATGAATGGGACGAAATTAACAATTTTATTAAACATGATAGAGATTTCAATATTGCATATGTAGGTATGGAACAGTTTCGTGGTAAGTACTTAGTACAAAATCGTGTTACTGGTAAACATTTTGAAACACCACAAATTGCATACGCTTTAATTTCTGCTACACTGTTTAGTACATATCCAAAAGAAACAAGATTGAAGTATGTTAAAGATTACTATGACGCAATTAGTAACTTTGATATTTCTTTACCAACTCCTGTTATGGCAGGCGTAAGAACACCACAAAGACAATTTTCAAGTTGCGTTTTGATTGAAACTGATGACTCTCTTGATTCTATCAATGCTACCTCAAGTTCAGTTGTCAAGTATGTTTCTCAAAAAGCAGGTATCGGTATTGGTGCTGGTAGTATACGTGCTATCAATTCACCAATTCGAAACGGTGATGCCAGTCATACAGGAGTTATTCCTTTTTATAAATTATTTCAAGCAAGTGTAAAATCATGTTCACAGGGTGGTGTTCGTGGTGGTGCGGCAACTTTGTATTATCCTATTTGGCATTACGAAGTTGAAGACTTACTTGTTCTAAAAAATAACAAAGGTACAGAAGATAACAGAGTACGTCATATGGATTATGGTGTACAGTTTAATAAACTAATGTATGAAAGATTAATTGCTGGTGAAGATATTACTTTGTTCTCACCAAGTGATGTTCCTGGTCTATACGATTCATTCTTTCAAGACCAAGATAAGTTTAGAGAAATTTATGAACGTGCAGAACGTAATACAAGATTACGCAAGAAAACTATTCCTGCAATCGAATTATTTTCTTCATTTATGAATGAAAGAAAAAACACAGGAAGAATTTACTTAATGAATGTTGACCATGCAAATGACCATGGTTCATTCTTACCAGAAGTTGCACCTATCAAGCAATCTAATCTTTGTTGTGAAATTAATCTACCAACAAAACCACTAACTAGTTTACATGATGAAGAAGGTGAAATTTCTCTTTGTACTCTTAGTGCTATTAATTGGGGGAATATTCGTTCTCCAGAAGAATTTGAAAAACCATGCGATTTAGCAGTACGTGGTCTTGATGCTCTTTTAGATTATCAAAGATATCCTGTACTTGCGGCAGAACTATCAACTAATAACAGGAGACCTCTTGGTATTGGTATTATTAATTTTGCCTATTGGTTAGCTAAAAATGATACAAATTATTCAGACCCAGATTTAAAACTTGTTGATGAATGGGCAGAGTCCTGGAGTTATTATTTGATTAAATCTTCAAATGACCTAGCACAAGAAAAAGGTGCATGTCCTAAGTCTAACGAAACAAAATATGGTCAAGGTATTGTTCCTATTGATACTAGAAAAACAGATGTAGATGAACTAGTAAAATATAAGGAACGTAAAGGTTGGAAGAAGTTACGTGAAAATCTAAAGAAACATGGTATACGTAACTCTACTTTGATGGCTCTTATGCCGGCTGAAACATCAGCACAGATATCAAATTCAACCAACGGTATAGAACCACCAAGAAGTATGGTTAGTGTTAAGCAATCCAAACATGGTGTTTTAAAGCAAGTTGTACCCGGTATTCATAAGTTAAAGAATAAATATGAGTTACTATGGGATCAACAATCTCCTGAAGGATATCTAAAAATTATGGCTGTTCTACAGAAATATATCGACCAAGGTATATCTGTAAACACAAGCTATAATCCTGTATTTTTTGAAGATGAAAAGATTCCAATGAGTGTAATGTTACAACATCTTATTATGTTTTACAAATATGGTGGTAAGCAATTATACTACTTTAACACATTTGATGGACAAGGCGAAATCGATGTGCATAAAGATGATGAAGCAAAAACAAGAGAAGATTTTGATAACGATTTAGAATATGAAGAATATTGCGATAGTTGTGCCATCTAATGAAATCAATTTCACCAATATTGGCTGTTACAACTATTGAAGATTATTATTCATTTTTTAAAAAAGATGGAGCAAAAATTGGATGGATATGTGTGAGACCAGGGTATAAACTCAGAGATAATAATTTTCTTTGGTCTAAAACATGTAATCATGACAAACATAACCAAAAATTATGTG